GGCTATTGTTGACCGCGAACCCCTGGCACCTGTCCCCGGAATCGACAGCGGCCACTCTGATATGCTGACCGTTACGGTTGCCAATAGTTCGGTGAGTGGTATAAGCTCTGATGAAATCGATACAGGCAAGGACAAAATATCTCTGCCCGTGCGTTACGGTGAGGCGGCGGTGCAAAAAAGACTCCCAAAAATAATAAGCCAAGATGCCGGGATGCTCGTACTGGAGGTGCGGTAAATGGCAGCGGATGTCAAAGTGACATTTAACAAAAGGAAGTTGCGGCAGATTCAGCAGCAGCTTTCCGGCATACCCGGGGCAATGCCGAGGGTGATGCCCAGGGCGATTAACCGAACGGCGGGGCCTGCGAAGACTCAAATAGTTCGTGAAATGGCGGCAACGCTGCAATTAAAAGCAAAGACAATCCGCGAAAAGGTTGATTTGAAAAAAGCAACCCGAAGCCGCTGGGTCGCTGAAATAGGGATAAACCGAAAGAGGATACCTCTGCGAGAGTTCTCAGCCCGACAGACCAAGCGGGGTGTTTCGTATAAAATTCAAAAAACCGGCGCCCGACAAAAAATCCAATCGGCGTTTATCGCAAAAATGCCAGGCGGTCACGAAGGTGTTTATAAGCGCAAAGGTCCGGCCCGACTCCCGATTATGCAATTGCGGGGCCCTTCACTCGGCGAGGCGTTCAAGGGTGCCCGTGCACTTGTTAGGCGGGTGACAAAAGATTCACGCAAAAACCTTGCGATGCAAATTGATAAGCAGGTTAAGTATATTCTTGAGAAGCGGGGGGCGAAATGAGCACACCTGTTCTTGAACAGATAGCGAGCAATATCGAGACCTCCGTCAATGAAATAACCGAGGCTAACGGCTACAGTCAGGACCTTACAGCGGTCAGGCCCCGGCGTAACGACTATAAAGATGTCAGCCCTGATGACCTGACGGTCCTCATTTTTCAGGGTGACGAAGAAATCGTTGAAACTGCGCCTATCGGCGTCGCCGAATATCGCCAGCCCTTTATGCTGTTCGCACTTGTAATTGATTCGGATTCGGAAACCGCATCGATGGATACCCGCCGCAACCAGGTCAGGGCCGACATCATTAAAAAGCTTATGACAGATACATCTCGCGGCGGGCTGGCTATCGACACACTCGTAGAGCCTTCGAGAATGTTCGATGATGAGGATGGCTTTGCTGGAATAGCGGTTAATTTTAGCGTTTTTTACAGGACAAAACCAGATGACCCATATACTCAAATGTAGGAGATAATCTCATGGCACTTTCAGCACCACTTTTAGCACGAAAAAGAATAATAAAGGTAAAAATCGAGACCGATAAGGGCGACAAGGTCGCAGGCGACCAGGCCCTCATGGTCTTCGACCTTGTTATAAATCCAACGGCGCCGTTCGAAGCCCGCAACGGAACCGGTCTTTATCGAGGCGGCAAGGAAATAGGTGTACTCGGCGAACGGTCGGGTGTCTGTTCATTCCGCGCCGAGATGCGGGGCACCGGTTCGAGCGGGTTAGAGGCCGGTCTGGCGATACTGCTGCAGGCCAGCGGCTTTGCCAAGGCATCGGAGGTCTATCAGGTCCATTCGACCCATACCAACGACAAGACCATATCCATCGATGTCTGGGAAGATGGCGTTAAGAAGGGTCTGGCCGGGGCATCGGGCAATGTTACTTTTGAAGGTGAATTCGGAAAAGTCCTGTATCTTAACTTCGAATTTACCGGGATCTGGCAGGCCCCGATTGATGAGGCCATGCCGGCTTATGCCCCAAGCACAACGGCCCCGATGAAGCTGGCAGGCGGCACCTTCACCCTTGCGACCGAAACTATAAAGGTGAGCCGTTTCAGTCTTAATATGGGCAATGTTGTTGTACCGCGTGCCGACATTGCCGCGACAGGCGGTATCGCATATTACATGATAACCGACTATGAGCCTGAGCTCGGTATCGACCCGGAGGCTGATTTGATTGCCGGCTACGATTACAACGGGATATGGCTGGCCGGCACAACGGCGGATGTTTCGTTATCGGTTACAGATGGCACCGACAAGGTGACGTTCACTATTCCGGTTGTTCAGTACAAAGAGATTCCCGGCGGGGAGCGCGAGGGTATCCTTACTTACGATATAACAGGCCAGTGCCTGCACAGCAGCGGCAATGATTCGGTCAAGCTGGAAGCGGCGGCGGCGGCTTAACAGACAGGAGTATTTTATGACAACAAATGCGCAAATCAAAAAGGCGGTGCTGGCGAATCGCGGCGGCTTCGAGAGAGCATCGAACGCCGAGATTATGACGATATGGCGAATGCTGACACCGGAAACACAGAAACAATATCTCGAATCAATTAAGGAGAAAAAACCCGATGCCGTTAGCGACAAATCCTGATGCTTTATTTACCGTGGTTCTCGAATCCGACCAGCACCTGCCGGCGGTGGAACAGCCGAAATTTATATATCGATATTTAACGGGCCTCGAATGGCAGAAAGTTGCGCAGGTTCAGGACGCCCTTGAGGATGTTGAGGACTCATCGCATCTTTGCGATAAGGTCTTCGAGATGGCGGCGACGAAGCTCGTCGCCTGGAGCAATATCTACGATGTCAATGGTGCCCCGATTTTGTTTGACCCGAAAAGAATGCCGGAATTTCTCGGCATATTAGAGGCACAGGAACTTATCAAGCGGCTCATGTCACAGCACCCGGACCTCGATGATAAAAAAAAATTCGACTCGGCATCGCCATCCGGTACGGGGAAATCTGCAAAAACTGCAAAGGCAGGGAAAAATGCCAGGACAAACCCTGCGCAGCCAGCCCCCTGACGATGACGTGCATGGCCTGCGGCGGAACCGGCTGCGGTGAATGTGGCAATATCGGTTCGGTTGATATTGTGCAGTGCCCGCTTGAAATAATAACCGCTGATGTATGGGAGCTTCTGGAATATGCGGAACTCTATAAAAAAGGACTGCCGCCGGTCGCCGGCGGGGCACTCGACCAGGCGAAGATTTTTACAGAAGCGGCAAGATATATATTTGAAATTGAAGGTTATGTCCGAAAGAAACTGGGGATTATAGGATAATGGCAAGGCATTCGGTTGATGTTGTAATAACGGCCCGTGACCGGGCGAGCAGGCAGTTCAAAACGATAGGCCTGGCCGCCGGCGGCATGGGTTCGATGCTGAAAAAAGCGGCACTGGCGGCGGGTGTTTATTTGGGCGGTCGGCAGGTGTTGAGATTCCTGAAGGATTCGGTATCTCTTTATGGCAGGCAGGAGGCGGCGGTTAAGGGGCTTTCCGATGCACTTGATCTATTGGGAGCCGGCGGCAGGGACAATGTCCACGATATGGAGAAATTCGCGAGCTCTATTCAAAAAATCACGAGATACGGCGATGAGGCCCTGCTTGAGATAATGGCAATGGGTTCGACGATGGGGAAACTCAGCGGTGAGACCCTGAAAAAAGCAACCAAGGCAACGATAGGCCTGGCAAAGGCCTACAAGATGGACCTGACTGCGTCGATGAGACTGGTTGCCCGTGCGGCGGCAGGCGATACCGCATCCCTTACGAGATACGGAATCAAGCTCGGCGAGGGTCTTTCGACTCAGGAAAAATTCAACAAGGTATTAGAGATAGGGATACGCAATTTCAAGCTGGCAACCGACGAGGTGAAGACCCATAACGTTATTATCGAGCAGTTAAAGAATGTCTGGGGTGATACGAAGGAATTCATCGGCAAGGCACTTATCCCTGCAATCGATAAATGGGCCGTCAAAACAAAGCAGTGGCTTGAGGATAATCAGAAAACAATAGGTCAATGGGCCGAGAAGTCCATCTCGTATATCACACTGGTCAAAGATGCCTTTATGTCGTTCGTGGACTTTATGAGAAAAGACTGGAAGGAGGGCATGAAATTCTCACTCAATTCGTTCCTCATCCTGCTCGAAGCTGCGTTTAAGACGGCGGTTACAATGGCAGTCGCCGGCGGCAGGGGAATCTGGAAGGGCGTCAAAGAAGGGCTGTTCAAGGCCTCAGAAAGGGGGGCTACAAAGCAGGCTCTATCTGCTTTTAAGGCTCAGGGTGGGACGGTTTTAAGCGAACGTAAGGTGGCTCAACAAGCTACTAAAGCCGGGTTACAGTGGACAAATTTTAGAAAGAGTAGGCCGTGGGTTCAAGAGAGATATGCGCAATACGGCGGCTCTTATATTCCCATCGATGAGATGGAAGAATTTGTAAAGCTGCGGGGTGCGGCCCTGAAAACCCAGACCAAAGAAACCGTCGCCGATATAATCGGCGGCTCGCTGCAGACGACA